TCTACACCAAGCGCTTCTTCGGCCTGTTCTAAATCTTTTGTAAGTAAAGTTGTATTAGTTTCCAGTTTATTTAACCGCTCAATCACCCCGAAATAAGCCCATACTCCCAAACCGACTGCCGAAATTATGGCGAGCAGGTTCTTCATTGGCATACTTACGGAAGTTTCACTTGATACTTTCATTTCATCTTTTGCCATTTTTTTTCTACCTTAAATAAGCTTTCTCCTATTATGCACTAAAACCAGATTCCTTATGACATTCCATAATCAAACTAAAATTTTTCACATTGGTATCTGTCTTTATAGTTATGTTACCTTTACCCACCTCCGAATTAAATTTTGTTTCGCTAGGCTTAAGACCATAATTATCTCGCCCTTGCAATGTTATGAAAGGGTCGTCACCAGCAAACTGAAGAGTAACATTTCCAGTTTTTTCTACATTATTTTCTTTTTCATTTACTAATTCGTAATACAAATTTGCTACAGATATCTTTGATTCGTTAGTTGAACCTTTTAATTTTTCAATTTCTAAAATCAAACTATCTTCATTTTTCTTACCAGTAATTACCTTAACTACCTTAAAGTCATCATCTACCAAACCTGTATTTGTTAATGCCATAATTAACTTCTTGGTGAGCCTACAGCACTAGCATGTCCATTTGCAAGTGTAATCTTTTCATCAGCCGCTTTTTCAATAATAATTGAATCGCCAGCTGCATGTAAATAAACACTACCAATAACCGTTGAGCCATCTGACTCTTCAAGAATAACACTTTGAGTTGCTCCTGTTGCCACACAATGGACAAAACGAGCACCACCAATATTGTTATCGCTAGGGTTGTTTATCCACTCGCCCTTTACTATAACCGTTGTTGCCATTTCTATTCTCCTAATTCCGAGTCTATATAATCATAGACTACTTTTGTATTTACATCATGCTTAAGAGCAACCGTATCTATGGTTGATTCAACCTCTTTTACTACATCTTTACTTTCATAATCAACTTGATTATAAAAATCATTTACCACATCTTTATGTTGTGGTGGTAATTCCTTAAAAGCAGTTGTATCAACTACATTAGGACTAAGCAGTTGTGATAGCCTCGGCATCCTTAACCTCGTTACCTTGCGTATCTATAATCTGGTCCGTTTTAGGACTAGGGTCAACCACATTTGGTTTTGGGTCGCTATGAGGTTGAGCTTCGGCTCCATTAAATATAGATTTCGCAATATCAACTCTTTTAGCGTCTAACGAGCTAGCTACTTTACTTCTTAATGCGTCTTTAAAGTCTTCACCAGCTTTTGCGTTATCACCCTTTGATAAAGTATCAATAAATTTACCTACTTTATCTTTACTTGTTACCTGTTTTTCTTTTTCAGCCATTTAATTCTCCTTATTTAATCACTCCACCAGAACCAGGGATATCATCACTTGGTACTGATATAATTCCGTCATCAATTTCTTTCTTAATTTGTTTATTAATATCTTGTATTTCTCTTTCGTTTTGTTTCAAGATATTTTTTCTGACATATTCAACTGAAAAATATTTGCCGACATAATCTCTTGCTTGTTCGGCCAATCTCAATCTTTCCATTAACAACTCTGATTGTTTTAATTCAGCGAAATGTCCATCTTGTAGGAAGTCATACTGCACATGGTCTCTTAATATATGCCAATCTTCATCTGTAATAACAGCTTTTAAGATTAATTGTGTTTTCAATATATCATTAAATAGTTCAGTAAATTTCTTTCTTAATCTTTGAACAAATTTAGTAAATTTAAGTTCATCTCTAGTAATTTCAGTAGAACGACCAAGGTTAAAACCTTGACTTGCTTCTAATCTACTAGCAGGAACATTTAAACTTCTATAAAGTTTTGCTCTAAAGTATTCAATATCTGATATTTCTCCAAGATTTTGTCCGCCAGGTAATGTAGATATATCTGTACCTCTACCACCTTCTCTACTTGGTAACCAAAAGTCTTCCAACATTGACATATAGTTTCTATCATCTCTGATTTCTCCTGTTGAGGCGTCATATACCAGTTTATTTCGGTATCTCGCCATAACATCTCTCAAATATTGTTCAGCTTTTGCTTTCGGTAAATTACCGACATCAATCTTAAATATTCTTCTTTCAGGTGCTCTAGCGATTCTATAAATCACCGTAGCGTCTTCAATCATTCTTAATTGATTGGTTGGTTTAATTGCCTTATGTAAATAAGACAACACCATGTTTTTGTTTTGGTCAACTAAACCACTTGATACATATGCTATAGTGTCTGGTGCAATCTTAATACCACCAGATGTTGTACCTGTAATTCCTTTTTCGTTAAATAAAAAGTATTCTTCAAAGTGGTCAACAACGGATAATCCGTGAGGCATTGGTCCGTCTGGTCTTTGTTTTCTTACTTCTCTAACTTTTTTGATTTTTCTAGGGTCAATATAACGCAATTCTGTAATACCCTTTACAGGAGATTCTCTATCAATTACTTTATGATAAAAAATTCTTCCATCAACATACCATCTTCTAAAGATATCGTGACCACGAGTTTGAAATTGTAGAAGTCTTAAAACTTCCTGGAATTCATCCTCTATTTTAGTCCTTACTTCTTTACCAAATGGTAAGCTTTCTAGGTTTATTCTTACTGCGTCTTTTAGTTCATTGGCCACGATTGCTTCATTGACAATATCCTCTATTGCCATGTCGCACTCGGGGTGCAATGCGATTTCTCTATATCTTCGGATTAAGTCTTGCTCTGTTTTGGCATTACCTTCCATATCCAGGTATTGACCAAAATAACCCCCAGCGGCGACGGTTTGAGTACCGTCTTCCGCTTGAGGTTGTGTAAAAGCTTGCTTTGGATCCGGTTGTTTCTTCAACCTAGTTATAGAAAACCCAAATAATTCAGCCATAATATTTTTCCTTTACTTTAACTACTACTATTTATAGCGTAAATTATGTAGTAGTATTACTTTCAAAGTATTGATATGAGAAAGTTACAGCAAATTCTTCAATTGCCGTTGCTTCGTTATATGTCAATTCAATCGGAGCAATAGTAGTTGGAAATGCGCCTCTCAGCGTATAACTCTTTATTGTTCCACCGTTTCTATCCAACTGGTCAACAAAAGCGTCAACTTGATAATCCGCTGGATTAGTTAAGCCTTCGTTATCTGTCATATTGTTTATACCGTTTGACCATCTTTCAAATGCGTTTCTTAATTTGAAATTAGTATCGTTATAAACCGTAACAGACCAATCTTCAACCGTTCTATCACCAGCAATTTTAACAGCTCTGCCTCTGAAAGGCACATTAAACGCTGGTACGGTCATACCAGGTAATGCTGTAGCTCTGCATAAAAATGCTAGTTCTTCTATTTCGCCACCAACTTGAGCATATCCAGGAAAAGGCATTGTAACCTTAAACTGGTTGGCTCTTGCGCCACCGCCTGCAAGTTTAGCTTTGAAGTCATTAATGTTTGCCATGTCTTCTCTCCTTAACCTGCAACTTCATCAAAACTGACACCAGTTCTGGTTGCGATAAATTGTAAAGTAATGAAGTTAATGCTTCTAGCAGGTTTAATGAAAATCTCCGCTATGAATTCATTTCTATCAATTACTTCGCCTGTGTTGTTAGTTTCATCACATACTACTAAAAAGTCCGTGATACCTCTTCTACCTTGTACCTCTCGTAAGAATGGCTCAACAATGTTTCTAAAGTTTGCTCTAGTAAACTCATCATTGAATTCAAACAATTGGAATTTAGAAGCTGTAGCAATCGCTTTTTCTAGTACGATAAACAATCTTCTTACATTGATTCTATCAAATGCTGAAGGTGCTGACAATCCAGTTTTATCTCCGAAAAGAACCGTACCTTGACCTGGGAAGGTTGCAACAGGATTAACTCTTGCTCTGTACAATTCATCTCTTTGAGTTTGACTTGGATTAAATGCAAGTTTAACTACGCCTCTAACTATACCTCTATTAAGACCCGCTGGCGAATACCATGCGTCTGCAATAAGGTCAGTTCTAGCGGCTAGACCTGCCATGTCACCATTTAGTGGAACATATCTGTACACATCCGAATATCTATCGTACATGTATTTGTAACCACTATCAAACACAGCGTAAGATGTTGAGTTGATTTGATTGAAAAATGCAACTACATTATCTTTTTGTGTGTTACCATCAGCAACATTAACTACATCACTTCTTTCCGGTGAAGCAAATACTATTGCGTCTTTTCGGTTTTCTGCGATTGTAATTAAGTTATCAATGTGTGTTTTGTCTCCGGAACCGGCTATGATTAAACCGATATCAACCGTTTCTGAATCTGCAAATTTTTCGTAAGCAGTTTTCTTTTGTCCAGTTGTTGCAGCTGAACCATCACTACCATTTGATAATGATACATTAGAAACAGCAGTTACATCCGTAAATGTTGTTCCAGAAGCTGCGCTACCCCAGTTAGTACCTGAACCGTTGTGGTCCATCCACCATATGTATGATGAAGTTTTATATATTACATTAGGATAGTAGTTGTCATCACCTTGTGGAGATTTTGCGTCTGAAGCTTTTGATACAGAAGCGTATGTTTCTAAAACATCTCCTTTAGTTCCGGTAATTTCACCATCTTCGTCTATAATACATATGTGTAACTCATCATTAGAACCACCTTTTGCTTGAGCATGAGGTGAAGTTCCTGGAGCTTTGTTAAATAAATCATAATACTTCCATCTTCTTCTTACTTGCGCTCCGTTTGATACAGAAGCATGTAAACCTGAAGAATCAGAAGCACCAAAATACATAGGTTCCTCTTTACGAACAAAAGTTATATCATTTGAGCTGATGTTTACGATTCTATATTCGTATTGGTCAGCAAAATTGATAATATCTCCTACAGAAAACCCAACAGCACTAGTAATTGTTATCTGCGTATCTCCTACAGCAGTTGAACCATCATTAGTAGTTGTCTTGTTAAGTTCTTCGTAAGCAGTAGCGGAAGGACATTGAGAAATTTGTAAACTATTTCCCCATGCGCCAGCA